CGGAGTAAAATAATGAACAACTATCTGATACGCTTTAATACGAAACACAACGGCTCAAAATTAGTATGGCGAGTGTTTGAAAACGGCACGGAGAATCTGGTCGAGAATATCGATATACGTGTTCCGGTCTGTACCGAAACTTCTTTGGAAGCCGGTGAAACTAAATGGAATATTGCGTGTTTTGGTGAAATGAAGATATTTGATGATGTAGCTTATATTAGAGATAGCTTTGTTGCGGATCGGAATCTCGGAGCTCTAGATCAATATGATGATCCTGCTTGGCAGGGTAAGCAATAGGATTTCGGCCGTTGAGAAAACCGGGAAATAGGGGAACTTATGAGTATCTTTAGACATATGTATTATGCTGTTCGATATGGTAAATGGGAATGGGGATTTGACAATCATTCTGATAGATATCGTTTTGGCTTTAAACATAGTTATTACGACGGTGACTGGGTTACGATCTGGTTTTTTAAATTTTATGTTGCGGTAAACTACTGATGACCAATCAAACCATGCAAATGCACAATAGACTTAAGTGTTTTGAAACTACAACTACTTCAGGGCAAGCAGTTCGCGTCTATGCCAAAGATGTACTTGAAGCACATCAGAAACTCAAAGAATTACACGGCCCTCGAAATGTTCCTTTTATACCAAAGATGATACCATCATGAATATCTCACTTGATTACGACGACACATATACCAGAGACAAGTATCTTTGGAATGCTTTTATTCAATTTGCAATTGCATCCGGACATACTGTTTATTGCGTCACCATGCGATCTCATGCAGAAGGTGACGATGTACGAAGAGACCTAAGTCACTTGGTCAAAGACATTATTTTCACTAGCAGACGGGCAAAGAAAGAAACTTGTTATAAACTAGGAATACATATAGATGTGTGGATTGATGACATGCCTTTATTTGTCGTACAAAATGCACCGTTTTCAGCAGAATATGATCTTAGATTGGGAAATTAAAATTGTAGGGCCAAAGGTTAATATATAAAAATATACTGGGAGATTTATAATGTCAAAAGAAGAAGATCGTTTTAATCATTCTAAAAGAATTTATCAAAAACAGACCAAAATACATAAGCAAGAAGTCATTGCTAAAACATTTGGAATTCCGGTTAAAGAACCGCACAAATTTAATAAGCATCACGCAATGGCATGCGGTAACCCAAATTGTGTAATGTGCGCAAACCCCAGAAAAACATTTGGTGAGCTAACATTCCAAGAACAAAAATTATATCAACATGACAAGGAAATTGAATTATGAGTACAACCTATGATATTGAGAAATACGGTCACGAAATGACGTCTCCGTATAATGATGGATACACTGCTTTCCATTACAAACAACAAATCATGCAAACTTTATGGGAATGTCAATATTGGTTATCCAAATCTCCCACATTTGCCGGGGAAGATGAATGGATTGCTGAAAATAAACCAAAAAAATTGGATAACCTCAGTACAATTTAAATAAAAAGATGTTATAATAGTAACATGGAAGATAAACAATCTACAAAAGAATTGTTAGAAGAAATCCATTTCGCACTCACTAAAGATAGAATTTTAGTACGTAAGAAATGGGTGTCCAGACTACTAAGTCCAGATAACTATAACCACCTAATTCCTAAATTGGAAAAAGCAATCGAACAACTTGAGAAAGAAAGTAAAAAATGATGGAAGAAGACGACGAGCAATATACAGACTTTGATATTAATTACGACAATGTAATTGCCAGCAAAGAATGTTTATCTATGACACGTATTCTTGCTGCAGATTTGAAAGCCAATCCATATATGACGGTTGGAGATTTTCTAATGAATATTTCCAAAAGTGATTTAGCAATTCTTAGTGATATCGTTGAACAACATATGGGGTTTGACGAAGACGATGAAGTAACTGATGAACGTATGGCAGACTTTGTTCTCATGACCGAAATGCTCTCTCGTGCAGAAGGTTTAATTTCCGAAAATGATGATGACCTAACAAGAAAAATTAGTCAATTTATGATAATGGTTACAATGGAGAACCTTTACCGAAAAGGACTGATTAAGTTGTACCATGAAAATATGTCATTTGGTAAAGATGTAGAACACCGAATTGTTGCGGAAAAAATTAAAGGTGTAGGTGATGAGGATTAACATAGCGTCCGATATTCATTTAGAATTCGGACCGATTGAAATTAAAAATACCAAAGAGGCAGATCTTCTTATTCTGTCTGGAGATATATGTGTTGCTGCTCAACTAGCACATAAAGATGACAATAATAAAAAGTCTACGGCAATCCATGACTTCTTCAATATGTGTTCTAAAGAATATAACGATGTGATTTACATTGTTGGTAACCATGAACATTATAATGGAGACTTTCAACGAACAATCCCGAACCTAAAAGAATACTTAGGGCATTTAGATAATCTACATATTCTCGATAAAGAGACTGTTACTATTGATGATGTCACATTTATTGGTGGGACATTGTGGACTGATATGAATAAAGAAGATCCCTCTACCATGATTAGTATTAGTGGTATGATGAACGACTTTATAAAAGTCGCTAACGGTGAAATTGATACTCGGGGTAAACCATATAAGGTTATTAAAACATTAAGACCTGACGATGTAGTGGTTGACCATAAAGCAATGTTGGAATATATTAGAACAATTGTTGAAGGTAAACCCAATCAAAAGTTTGTAGTTGTTGGACACCATGCACCTAGCAAGTTATCTACAAAACCAAGATATAAAGATGATTATCTTATGAATGGTGCATATTCATCTGACCTATCTGAATTCATTTTAGATTATCCACAAATTAAAATGTGGACACACGGGCACACACATGATACTTTCGATTATCTTGTGGGTAGTACTAGAGTAGTTTGTAATCCGAGGGGATATGTTAATTATGAGCAAAGAGCTGATGATTTTGATCCCAATATTATTTTTGAAGTTTAAGGAGTTATATTATGAGTAAAGTTGAACAATATTCTCGTCCATGGGTAACATTTAATCCAACCGATAAAAAACACCGTGAAATTTTCCATACAGCATTAAAACATAATACCTGGGGAAAATCTCCTGTTCGTTTTTGGTTAGAAGGTGAAACATCCAGTTTAATGGATCAATGTACTGCTAAAATGGCCAGGTATTATATGGAACAAGAATTCGGTAAAATCAAAGATAAACTGATTGCAGAAGAAATTAATGTTATTAATCAATATCGATATGTTGCTACAGTATAATACCCTTACGGTTGACAGGGTTACTAAAAGATGTTATAATATAGCATGAACAGGAACATTATGATGGATACTACAAAATATACAGGCCAATGGTACACGTCTGCTTCAGACAGAGAACGTGATATTTTTAAAAATTGGATTAAGAGTCATCTTGCAATGGGTGAGATGAAAATTAAATTCATTAAAAAAGATGAGACACTACGTGATATGCGTTGCACCTTAGGTGCAGGCTATTTGCCAGTAACAGAAGAAAAAGAAATTAAACGAAAAGAAAATACAGAAGTACTTGCAGTATGGGATTTGGATAAAGGTGCCTGGCGTGCTGTTAGATATGACTCCATTAAAGAAATCCACTTCGACATTTAAGACAAACAAATTGCTTGAAAATAAACGTAAGTTTATTCCAAATCCTTTGCTCAATACCAAAGATCATCGCAAATTTAAAAAATTAGTAATTAAGGAAAAATAATGGCACGAGTATCACTTGATGCGGAACCTAGCATTTCTGTATTATCTCCTGAAGAAAATACGTATAATGTTCAATTGATGAGAATCATGAATTGGTATTCTGCTGAGAAAGCAAAAGCAGATGCTCGCAAGTATATGCGAGAATATGTTAAAGTTAAAATGCCAAGTGAGTTGAAAACATTTGACCAAGTTAAAGATGTTAATATTGTAAATACATATGGTTGGATTTCTCGTATCATTATGCGTAATGGTAAAATTTCAGATAAGCATTTGACTAAACTTACAGGATACCTAAAAGAAACTTTAGATTCCACAATTTATATTCCAGAACCGGTGCAGCAAAAGGTTGTTGTATCTACACCGAAGCCTTCGATTCAAGATGCAATGAAGGAAAAGATCTCTGAGTATCTAGGTGAATTGGAAGGCTCATTCGATTCTGTAGTTAAAAACAAGGAAGATTTTTCGTTGTATAAAAATATGCAAGCGAATCAGATTCCAAAGCCGTATGTGAATGATATTAAAGAATGGTGTAAGAATAAACTTCGTGAGTATATTTCAGTTTACGAAGGTAAAGATTCTCAATTGGTAGAAGGTTATTCTAATATCACAAAGAGAGAAATAAAAAGCATTGTTAAAATGCTAGCACAATTTATTGAAGACTGTGATAAATATTCAGAGTTTAAGAAAGCAAATCGTAAACCTCGAATGATTAAGGCTAAGCCGGCGAGTGTTCAAGTTAAGAATCTTAAGTATAAAAAAGAAGACACAGATCTAGGTATTACTTCTGTCGATCCTGCAGAGATCATTGGCGCGCAACAAGTATGGGTATTTAACAGTAAAACTCGTAAGTTGGCTTTATATAAAACAGATTCAGCTATGGGTATTGTTGTTAAAGGTTCCAGCTTTCAGAACTACGATCCAGAAATGGGTTGCCAAAAGACTTTGCGTAAACCCGCAGATCAACTTAAAGATTTGATGGGCGCTACAAAAGTACAATTAAGAAAGTATATGGATAGTGTAAATTCTAAAGCATCGCCCGCAAATGGCAGAATGAATGCTGATACTCTAATCCTTAGAGTTATTAAATAAGGTTTCAAATGGCGTTAAAGTTATCGTATTGTCAATTAATTAAAATTGTTCTTGCACAGATTGGTGGCAGTCCATTACAACAAGTTTATACCCAGTTATCTCAGGGCATGAAACAAGTATCAACACGCGGACTTATTCCTTCGGAGCTTGCTCAAATCAAAGCATTTATCGATCAAGTAACTACTACATTAAATGGAATATCGGGTGACGTAAATGCTATGCAACAAATGGCTAATCAGTTTTTCTATAATCCAGTAGGAACTGTTACAACTGAAACAATTGCTCAAATTAATTCAAGACTTGCTCAAATTTCAGAAGATTTAGGCGCAGGACCTGTAGCAACATCAGGCAATGAAGCAGAGTTTGCATATTTAAATAGTTTGAAAACTGAAATGATAAATTTCAAAACTCATAGTGATAGATTGTCGGGGCAAGCTGATCCCGAAGATGGTAAACCATTTGGCGGATGCACACTTGCAGATTTATTAGGAGATGGATGTAGTCCGGCAGGTGATGTGCCAGACGTGGATCTTCAAGTTCTTGTAGATGGATTTAAATCTGGCGCAATTATTAATACCGCAAAGATTGCATTGACTCAAGCAGTACTAACAAACACTGGCGGAGCAGGTTTAATTAATGCGCTTGGAAATTTACAATCAACAGTTAATACTTTCAATACTACGGTAACTGGCAAGATTAATAAACTTGCAATTAAAAGAGCAGTAGAATCATACATAAACTATGTTGTTTTTAACTTACTAACAGGATGTAGTAATACATTGTTAAACGCAACACTAAGACCTTCAGTAAAAGAAGTTCTAACTCCTTATGCTGCATATATGCAAAAACAGCAACTCGATGGTGCGTTAGATGGCATTACCGGAAAACCTTATACTGATACTAACCTCGCAACTTAAACAGAAAGATATATTATGATTGTTGTTGATTACAGCCAAACGGCTATTTCAAATTTGATGGCAGAAATTGGCGGTAGAAAAGATATTGAAATTCAAGTACCACTATTGCGTCACATGATTTTAAATTCAATTCGAGGTTACAAACAAAAATTCGGAAAAGAATATGGGCAACTGGTTATTGCCGTAGACAATAGAAATTATTGGAGGAGACAAGAATTCCAATATTACAAAGCTGGCCGCAAAAAAGCTCGTGAGGATTCTGGTCTAGATTGGAAAACAATCTTTGAAGCTCTTGATCTTATTCGTAATGAGATTGATAAGTTTTTCCCTTACAAGGTTGTTAACGTCGATGGTGCAGAAGCAGATGACGTTATTGCAGTATTAGCAGAGTGGTCTCAAACGAATGACTTTGCCGGTGGCGGAGTATTTGAAGATGATCCTAAACCGTTTTTAATTGTTTCTGGCGATCATGACTTTATTCAACTTCAAAAGTTTAAGAATGTCAAACAATTTTCCCCTGTACAAAAGAAATATGTTAAACCGGAGATGTCACCTAAACAGTATATCTTTGAACATACTATTAAAGGTGATAAAGGTGACGGTGTCCCTAATGTGTTGTCTGCAGATGATAGTATTGTTGCAGGCGAGCGGCAAAAGCCTATTACAACTAAAAAACTAGAAGCTTGGTATAAAGATGCGACATCCATGCCACAAGATGATGAATTTAAAACTCGTTTTGAACGCAATCGTAAATTAGTAGATTTTACATGCATCCCAGAAGAGATTAAAAATTCCATTATAAATAATTATACAGGTCAGCCTGATAAAAACAAGAGTATGCTTTTGAACTTTTTCATTGAGCATAAAATGAAGAATATGTTGGAATTAATTGAGGAGTTCTGATGCGAACAACTATACCACAAATTTTCGAGGAAATCGAAAAAACAAACGGCAAAGACAAAAAAATTGCAGTTTTAAGATCATACCATAGTCCACAACTTGAAGGTATGTTACAAATCAATTTTAACCCAGATGTTAAGTTAGATTTGCCCGAGGGAGAACCTCCATTCAAGAAAGATGAGAAAATTCCAATTGGATATTCGGAAACAAACTTGTATGCTGAATTTAGACGTATGTATATTTGGCTACAACCAAATATTAACTTATCTAAAATTAAGAAAGAACAATTATTTGTTCAAATGCTTGAAGGTATCCATTGGACAGAGTCTGAAGTAATTTGTTTAGCAAAAGACAAAAAACTTGAAACTAGATATAAAACACTAACAGAAGATTTAGTAAGAGAAGCATTTCCAAATATTCTTCCTCCTGCTAAACCAAAAACTGTCGTGGATATTATCCCAGTCCTCAAGAAAGAACCAAAAGCAAAAAAAGCCGCAGTCTCTTTGAAAGATTGACTAGGTTCTTCAAACGAGACGAACCCGAACCAGTCGTAAGTAATTGGTTAGTTTCGGATGATATGCCAGATGATCCAATGTATGACAGTAGAACGGTAAAACACCATAAATATCGAGCATTTGACAAGTATTGAAAAAGATGTTATAATATAGTATGGGAGATTTAATATGACAATGCACATCGTTGGACCCTGGTTATCTACAACCGGAAAAAAGAAATCAAAAGTTAAATTTCAAAGTGCTGAGCAGGCACGTAATGCTAGAGCTTTGGCAGAAGAATGGAAGCTTATGCAGAAGAAATGGGGTATTGCAGATGATGATAAAAAGCGTAAACGAGCTATGGAAGCAGATGCGTATGTACCTCCTGCAACTTATAATCCCAGAGGCATTACGAATAAAAATATTCAAAGTTTAAATGAAAAAATTACGGGTGCTGTGTCTAGTAAGCCTGCACCGGTTTACACAGGTACAAAGGTCCTAGGCATTGGTACTATGCACAAATCAAATGCTGTTCCAATTTTCAGTGACGATGAGGCAAAAGAAATTTCATCAATGAGGCGATAATGAGAAAAATAGTTTTAGTTACGGGCGGGTTCGATCCAGTACATTCTGGGCATATTGCATATTTTA